TTAAAATATGGCAATGCATTGAAAGTAGTCAGGGTAGCCTCAGGTCACAAGAATGCGACTTCAGACGGCGCTGGCCAGCTAATCAAAAATGATGATGATTATATTAATAATAACTATGCAACTTCTGATGCTGATAACAAGGGACAATGGGCTGCAAAGTTTCCAGGTATCCTTGGCAACAGCTTAAAAGTTGAAACAGTTACTGCCGATATTAGCACGTCGAATTTTAACGCTTGGGCATCCCAAGGGCAATTCGATAGCAAACCCGGTACATCAGACTATGCAACTAACTTAGGCAAAAGTGCAAGTTTCAATGATGAAGTACATGTGATCGTAATAGATCAAGATGGACTTTTCACAGGTACTGCTAACACAGTATTAGAAACTTTCGCATTCATGTCTATCGGTTCAGATGCTAAGGCAAACGATGGTACAAGTAACTATTATGTAGATGTTATTAATCAAAGATCTAATTACATTAGATTTATGGATCATATCTCATCATTATCAAGTGCAGGAAGTGCACTTTCCGGACTATCGAGTCTGTCCGGTACATTAACTTCAGTAGATTCTGACAGTCTCGGAGGAGGCTTAGATGATAACGTACCAACCACTGGCGAAATTGCATTAGGTTACGACCTATTGGAAGATGGCGAAACAGTAGATGTAAATTTACTTTTTGCAACTCCAGACGCAAATGGTTCGAATGTAATTGCAAACGATCTTATTTCCATAGCAGCGGCTAGGAAAGATTGTATGGCATTTGTATCCCCACCAATCGCAGACACACAGGGGTCTTCAACACCTGCAGCAGATGTAAAAGTCTTTGCAGATACATTAACATCAAGCTCTTATGCTTCATGTGATTCAACAGCTCTTTATGTCTATGACAAATACAATGATAAATATCGTTGGATTGGAGCAGCTGGTCACGTAGCAGGACTTTGTGCTAATACAGATACTGTAGCTGATTCTTGGTTCTCACCAGCTGGTGTGAATCGTGGACAACTATTGGGTGTAGTCAAGTTGGCACATAATCCTAAACAGGCAGATAGAGATACCTTGTATAAAGCAAGAGTAAATCCGATTGTATCGTTGTCTGGTCAGGGAACTATTCTCTTCGGAGATAAAACATTGTTAAGTAAGCCTTCAGCATTTGATAGAATCAATGTAAGAAGATTATTTAACACATTAGAAAAAGCAATCTCAACTGCTGCTAAAGCACAGTTATTTGAATTCAACGATGAATTTACGCAAGCACAGTTCAAAAACTTAATTGAGCCATTCTTGAGAGATGTGAAGGGGCGTAGAGGACTAACAGATTTCTTAGTTGTTTGCGATAGTACTAACAATACAAGTCAAGTAGTTGATGGTAATCAATTTGTAGCTGATATATTTATCAAGCCTTCAAGATCGATTAACTTCATTACTTTAAACTTTGTAGCCACAAGATCAGGGGTCGAATTTACTGAGATCGCTGGTACTTCAGCATAATAGGAGAATAACATGGCAATTTTAGGAGTAGACGATTTTAAATCTAAACTAACTGGCGGCGGCGCTAGGTCAAATCTATTTAAAGCAACCGTTAATTTTCCAAGTTACGTAGCTGCTGATGTGGAATTAACATCTTTCTTATGTAAGGGAGTACAGATTCCAGGGTCAACGATAGCACCTATTGCTATACCATTCAGAGGCAGACAGCTTCAGATGGCAGGTGATAGAACTTTCGAACCATTATCATTGACAATCATCAATGATGCTAACTTTAAAGTTAGAAATGCGTTTGAGTCTTGGGCTAATGGTATTAACAATTTCGCTACTAACACTGGTCTATCAAATATGAATGATTATATTTGTGACGTAGTAGTAGAGCAGCTTAATAAAGCTGGCGAAACTGTTAAGAAATATGACTTTAGAGGTTGTTGGCCTTCTTCAGTTTCAACTATCGATTTAAATTACGATAGTGAAAACACGATAGAAGAGTTCACAGTTGAACTACAGGTTCAATATTGGGAGTCAGATACTACCTCTTAGAAGTAGTATAAATAATAATAGGAGAGGGGAACTGGTTTCCCCTCCGATATTATAGGAAATAAATTATGGCAGAATTTTTCGGATTCGAGATAAACAGGAAAAAGGGTAACAAGGATAACCTTGTATCTATAGTTCCATCCACAGAAAACGACGGCGCGGGTGTAATAAACTCGGGAGGTCACTTTGGGCAATATCTAGATCAAGACGCAGATAAACAAAAGAACGAAGTAGAGCTTATTGTAAAATATAGGGATATTGCAGCACAGCCAGAATGTGATGCAGCTATTGAAGACATTGTTAACGAATCAATTGTAGGTGACCATGATGAGGCACCTGTTAATATTATATTAGATAAATTAGAAATATCAGATAAAATCAAAGATACCGTAAGAGACGAATTTGATGTTATCCTAAAGCTTATGGGCTTCAATCAGTATTCACATGATATATTCAGAAAGTGGTACATTGATGGAAGATTACCGTATCACGTTATTATTAACGATGCTAATCCAAAAGCAGGTATTAAAGAATTAAGATATATCGATCCAACGCAATTACGTAAAGTAAAAGAGATCGAAGAACAACAAGACCCTAAAACTGGGGCAACACTGGTTGTTAAACAAGCAGAGTATTTCTTATTCCAAAACAATAAGATGACTCAAACAGATCAAGGTGTTAAAATACATCCTGATGCTATATTATATGCTACGTCCGGGATGATGGATCCAACTCGTTCTAGAATATTATCTTACTTGCAAAAAGCAATTAAGCCAGTCAACCAATTAAGAATGATGGAAGATTCCTTGGTTATCTACAGAATAAGTAGAGCACCTGAAAGAAGAATCTTTTATATTGACGTAGGTAACCTACCAAAAGGTAAAGCAGAAGAATACTTACGTAACATCATGAATCAGTATAGAAACAAATTAGTATACGATGCCGCGACAGGAGATGTTAAAGATGATAAGAAACATATGTCGATGCTCGAAGATTTCTTCTTACCGCGTAGAGAAGGTGGTAGAGGTACGGAAATTTCGACCCTCCCAGGAGGAGAAAATCTCGGACAGATTGATGATATCATATACTTCCAAAAGAAACTGTATAAAGCCCTTAACGTACCAATTAACAGATTGGAACAAGAGAATCAGTTTAGTTTAGGTAGAAGTACTGAAATATCTAGAGATGAAGTTAAGTTTAAAAAATTCATTGATAGATTAAGAAAAAGATTTTCCGATGTGTTTATGCAAGCACTTAAAACTCAATTACTATTAAAGGGTATTATAACCGTTAATGATTGGGAAAGCTGGAAAGAAAGTATTGTTTTTGACTTTATTGAAGATAACTATTTTAGTGAACTGAAAGAAAGTGAAATGATAAGGGAAAGATTCGAACTTATAAGTTCTGTTGATGAGTATGTAGGTAAATACGTATCAAATGAATGGGTAAGAAAGAATATACTCCGTCAAACTGATGACGACATAGAAGAGTTAACCAAACAAATCGAACAGGAAAAGGCTGATGCCCCTGACGATGAAGATGATTTGGACTTCTAGAGATTTAAATAACTATAAATATATACAGAACGAGGATAATTATGACTACAGAGAATTTGATAACAAATTTAAAAGACGGTGACAATGTCGCTGCACAAAAAAGCTTTAATGATATAATGTCAGTAAAGCTCACTGCTGCTATAGATGCAAAGAAAATTGAAATAGCAGGCACAATAGGTAATAAACAACCAGAAGCCGAACAGGCTTAAAGAGGTATAAATGAAACTAATATCAGAATACGTAGATAATAACCTACAAATTCTTTCTGAAAAGAATGAAAAAGGCGAAAAGTCTTTTGTGATAGAGGGTGTATTTATGCAGGCCAATAAGAAAAATAGAAATGGCCGTGTTTATGATAAAAAGATTTTGGAAGCTGCAGTTGGCAAATACGTCGACGAGCAGGTTTCACAAGGTAGAGCAGTTGGAGAGTTAAATCATCCGGAAGGACCAACTGTAAACCTTGACAAAGTTTCACATAAGATCACAAACTTGGAATTCCAAGGGAATGATGTTATGGGAAAAGCATCAATACTTAATACTCCTATGGGTAATATCGTTAGCGGTTTACTTGAAGGCGGAGTTAAGCTTGGTGTATCAAGTCGTGGTATGGGAACTCTTGAAAACAAGGGTGGCGTTATGTATGTGAAGAATGACTTTATGTTAGCTTCAGTAGATATCGTTCAAGACCCTTCTGCGCCGTCAGCATTTGTTAACGGTGTAATGGAAGGTGTTGAATGGATATGGAATAACGGTATTCTTGCTCCTCA